CAGTATAGCAGAAGGTAGTTATGCCCAAGATTGTATACAAGGTGCACAAGATGCTGTAGAGTATTATGATAGTGTCACAGGCGATATCGAAGAACTCAAGAAGTCATATGAATGGGCTTGGTTGAAAGAGTTCTATAAGAAAAAGTATAAATAATCACAGCCGCCCTACCTTCTGGTGTAAGGTTTGTCGCACAGCGATGGCTTAAGTAGGATCAAGGCACACTGCAGGTGCTAGAGATGAACCAGACATATATCCAAAATGACTTTACAAACGTCTACATATCTGTTAGAATCATAAGATGATCATACCAGATATTCTTAATTATTTCAAACAATACCAAGATAGTCGCGGTATACCACATGTGCCTAATAGTGAATGGCGCAACTTCATACAGCAATATGGTAAAAGGGATATCAAGGATAGTCTCACAGATTATATCGTATCTAACAATTTACCATTTCCTAGCAAGCAGATTGGTCATACAGAAATGATTGAACTGTTCGATAGGTTCATTAAAACTAGTATGTTAGATCAATATAAGTATCCTAATCCTTCTGATGTATTTGAACGTGCAGACTACAAATACAAATATACAGACAAGCCTTTGGGCGTCATTGATAAATCACACACATACAACAGCGTAAGCAATTACTTCCAACAAGAAAATCGCATGAAATGTGGAAGCAATCAATGTAGCAGTCCATGGGATATATGGCATAGCCGCAAGTTACTTGACGATATGAATTGGCACTTCTGGCGACTAGGCACATTGGGAAAGAGTGACGTTTGCGAGAACACTTTCCGTAGCGCATTTCGTATTGGTACATATACTGCTACACAATTCAAACCTAACGTGGCTAAGGCATTGTATGAAAAGCACAACGCACGTAAAGTACTAGACACTAGTTGTGGTTGGGGAGATAGATTGGCGGGCTTCTATGCTACGAAATCTACAGAATTATATGTAGGTTGTGATCCTAATCCTGAAGTATATAACACATATAAAGATCAATGTGTTGAATATGAAAAAATATTAGGATGTAGTAATCCTATATTGCGTGATAACGGTGATCACTTCATCTGTATCGGCACTAAGCATGTCATCATATACAATCTTCCTAGCGAAGATGTCGATTGGAATCAGTATGCGAATACGTTTGACTTTTATTTTACGAGTCCTCCTTATTTTGAGACTGAGCGTTATGCCAGTAATAATAGTTCAACACAGAGTTGGAGCCGCTACTCGACCTTTGAGAGTTGGAAGCATGACTTCTTTTTCAAAGTAAATCGCATGGTATGGGACACATTGACCGATGATGGGTATATGATGATCAATATCATTGAACCAAGAACTAACAAAGGTGTGAGATTGAACCTATGTGATGACATGGTGGATGATATACTGACTTATAATAATGCATACTATCTTGGCAAGATAGGTATGCGTATGCAGGCTCGACCACATGCTATTGTCAATGCTAGTAAAAATAGCATATTTGTAGAGCCTATATGGGTCTTTAGAAAGAACGACCAGTCATACCCGATAAATACTAATAGTTTGATAGAGTTTATATGATAGATATTAAAGAGTTAGTTTATAAAGCGTTATTCGCCCTTTTAGCATCTTATGTGGGTTATAAGTTATTATTAGAGGTGTGGTGTGTTCTTATGGACTTATATATTAAGTCTGGGAGAAGAATATGAAAAAAATCGTAGCAGGTATTTTAAGTTTATTTGCGTTAACAGCAAATGCAGGCGGCATCGATTGCCGCTCAGGGGTAGACCACAAGCATCCATCATGCTACTCAAAACCACATGTGGTACATGTACAGCATCATGGTCATCGTCATCTACATAACCGTCATTGGCATCATAGACATGCTCCGGTGATTATACATCGCCACCATGATAATTGGGTAGCACCATTAGTAGGTGGAGTGATTCTTGGTGCAGTCATTGCAGATGCAAACGCAAGGGAAAAAGATAGAGAAGAAAAAGTCATCATTCAGCAAACTAAACCTGTGCAAGTCTGTACTGAGTGGAAAGAAATTATTACTGAAGATGGAAAGATTTACAAGGAAAGAACTTGTAGAGAATTATGATCGTATGAAGTGAAGAGAAAAGTGTTCTGGACGCGGGTGCGAATCCCGCCAGGTCCACCATAAGGAAGTTTAATGCGTATTAATGAAGTGACAGAATCAATTCAAGTCCCGAAATATCTATATAAGTGGGTGGACGGAAATCAATTTCAAAAGTATCTTGATGCTAAGAAGTTGCCAGTCAAACGTGGGTATTCCCATTACATAGAATCTGAAGGCAAGATGATTCCCGGAAATAGTTTTACTGATAAAGAACATATCAGTCGCTGGACGGGAGATACCTTGGTTAGAATTGATACATCAACTATTAATAACGCAATTTATCCAATACCAGGAAATAAGACTTTTATGCGTACCAAGGGGATGACTAGCAATAATTATGATCCTAACGCATGGAAGTACGAAAGTGATGAGATTGACGAGTATTGGATAGCCGGCACATTAGATTTATCAAGTGCTGAAATAGTTTCTTTATGATGGGCCTGCATAGTTTCGACAGGGCAAAGAGTAACAGAGTGGACGATCCGAGAGGCGACTGACGTAATCAGAGCAAAACAGTAGATGCAAACGATTCTACATACGCTCTAGCCGCTTGAGGCTAAGCCGGGGTTGACAACCTTGTAACCAACAGTCGGGAAAGGCCTTTAGGGGCCTTTCTTTTTAACTAAATATATGCATGGACATAAAAGAACTTGAATCATTTAGACTTGCTGATGCAGTGAAATTTCACAGCGAACTTAACCCTAAACTTTGGATCGGGGACGACTTAGATCCGATAGTCTATGACAAACTCATGGCTATGGCTGAAGACTTCATGTCCGAACTAGGTATAGGAAAACTCAAGGTAGAGGATATTACTATAAGCGGTAGTAACGCGGCCTACTCATACACTCCGCATAGCGACATAGACCTGCATATACTTGTAGACATGGATAAACTATCTAATGATGAGGTTTATCGTGAGTTGTTCAATGCGAAAAAGAATGAATATAATAATTCACATGATCTAAAAATACGTGGTATACCCGTAGAATTATATGTTCAGGATAGTGAACAACCGCACCATAGTCTAGGTGAATATAGTTTACTTAAGAAAGATTGGATTAGAGTTCCTGTCAGACGTAAAGCCAACTTTGATCAAGACAGAACCAGAGCAAAGTATGAGAAACTAGGTGAGTTGATCGAATTAGCATTGAAATCAAAAAGATTAAAAGATGTTGAGCGTGTACTAGATATCATTAAGAGATATCGCAAATCAGGATTAGATCAAACGGGTGAATTTGGTCCTGAGAATCTAGCGTTCAAAGCAATAAGAAAACACGGCTTGTTTAAAGCACTATGGGATTTAAAACAAGAATTACATAGCAAGGAGTTAAGCCTCGCTAATGAGATGGGTGAAGATTATGATCCGAACGGCCCGCCACCAGGACCTGAGTTCAAACCTAGTCATAAGAAAATCAAAGGACAAAAGGTCGACCCTACATACAATGTAGGTGAAGCAAGAAGTAATCCAGAACAAAACGTCAAAGCAGAGTCAGGCATGAAAGAGTTAGATGCTATTGCTGACACTATTAGTGATCCTGAGAACTGGGCTATCAGTATGACTAGTGAGCCCAAGTTAGGTATCAACCCGCAAGTAGGTATTAGTGAAGACACACCTAAAGGCATATACTTCTATCCATTGAATTATGTGTTGGGCATGATTAAAAGCCGCAGACCTTTACCATGGGGCAATGACTATCCTTATATTCAGTTGTTTCAATATGACCGTTCAGGTGAAATGACAGAACAAACAAAAGTTGACCCTGCTAAACTAAAACAAGCATTAAGTAAATATTGCCCACCTGAAATAATGCAACAAGCAGAAGAAGATGGTGACTATGATGGTACACCATATTGGTTCATTTACGATTGTTTAAGCAGATTAGGCGAGAGTGATGAAACCAATATTGTTCGTTGGAATAAAGTATTACGTGACTTAGGCTTTACTAGCGTATATGATCCGGGTGAGGGTTGGATTGCTTACAATGAGCCGACACAAGGTGTTGTATTAGATCCAAGAATCATCAAACAACATAAGACAATTGCTAATCGTAAAGAATCAAAAGTAATTACACCTGCTCGTATTGCACAGTTACTATTTGACGAAATAGATATGGAACTAGCCAGAAATAGGATATGGCAATTATATGATCCAGATGGTAGTAAACTTAGACAGGCTGTTAAGAAATATGCCGAAGACCCTAAATTCAAACCATATATGGGTAAACCGGGCAGTCAAGAATTAGAAGATAAAATAAAAGGTTATAGATTGTACGGGGCAAGACAATTATCAGATGTTGCTATGGAATGGTATAAAGCACAACAGCAAGTTAATGAAGCATTTGACCAACCCTATAGACTTAAATGGGAAGCAGGTGATTACGGGGATGTTGACGCATATGCTAAATTAGATGATGGCACTTATCTAAGTATCATGTTCAACAAGGGATATAACCAAGACAAAGAAGAAGCATGGAATGTTGAGTTCTTTAGAAACAATAGCCAAGAAGTAACAGGTGAAGGCGATCAACAGCGTGTATTTGCTACTGTGTTGAGTGCGATTCAAAAATTCATTAAAAAGTACAAGCCTAACAAAGTTATATTTTCAGCAAGCAAAGAAGTTGATGATGGTCAGAAATCACAAAGCAGAGCAAGACTATACGATAGTTTAGTTCAACGTTATGCAAGGGCATGGGGTTTCCGTGCTTTCCGTGCTGATGCGGGTAACAAGGTTATATATGAATTAAGTAAGATAAAGAAAGATGTAGCAGAAGATTCTAGTAACAATATCCCAACCATTGGGATCAATGTAAGAAGTGACGGTGACATTGATTATGCTAGTTTGATAGTTGACGGGAAAAAGAAATACGAATCTAGAAAAACTGACAGTCTTAGACCATATATAGGTAAAACTGTTGGAATTGTTAGAACCGGCAATGGCCCTGCAGTTGCGATTGGACAAGTGACTATAGGTGAACCCATAGTAGTAGATGCAGAAAAGTTCAATAGACTTAGAAAACAACATCTAGTCCCACAAGGTAGTAAATTCGATATTGATAGTGATGGTACAAAATATCTGTATCCAATGATTAATCCAGTACGCTGGGATAATGAAAAACCAATAAAAAGTAAGGGTATCGTTTCTAGAAAAATGCAAGAGCAAGGTGTGGCGGAGGCAAGTGGATATATCCCAAGCGAAAAAGAAAAAAATGATCCACGCTTCAAAACAGCACTAACTATAGATGTGAAGCCTGATAGTATCAAAAAGAACGCAAAAGCGTTTAGTTGGCTCACAAGCAGAGCAGGCATTCCGCCTCAAGCAAAAACAAACGGCAAAGTTTAACAAAGGATAATCATGACCGCACAAAGAATACTAATCATGGGTCTACCAGGATCAGGTAAGACTTATCTAGCACAGCATTTATTAGATCATTTACAAGCAGAAAAGAAACGTGTGCATTGGCTAAATGCTGATGATGTTAGAAAGAAATATAACGATTGGGATTTTAGCCACGAAGGACGTATCCGTCAAAGTTTGCGTATGCGTGAACTAGCAGACAGTATGACGGACATGGATTATGTCATTTGTGACTTTGTTGCTCCGTTAGTTGAAATGCGTAACAACTTTAAAGCAGATTGGACTATCTGGGTTGATACGATTGACAAGGGTCGATTTGACGATACTAACAAAGTCTTTATTCCTCCTGAACAATATGATTTCCGTATTATCGAACAAAACGCAGAAAAATGGAGCGAATTCATTTTTGCCCATTTATATGACAACCGTCGTAGACCTGTGTTTGATTGGCAAAAAGAAACAGTACAAATGTTAGGTCGTTGGCAACCATGGCATGAAGGTCATCGTAAACTATTTGAACGTGCTATCGCTAAGACAGGTCAAGTAGTTATACAGATACGTGACTGTCAAGGTTGGCAGGGTTCCAATCCATTTGCAATTGACCAAGTAAAGAGTTATATTAAGCGTGACTTGGATATGCTATATCAAGGTCAATATGAAATACAAATTGTTCCAAATATTGTGAACATCACATATGGTCGTGACGTAGGTTACAAGATTGAGCAAGAGACATTCGATGATGCTACACATTCAATCAGCGCAACAAAAATCCGCAAGGAGATGGGACTTAAGTGATATGGAGCGCCGCTTTCAAACGGCACTTGAAGCCGGTAAAGTTGTAGATCAACTGCGCCGGCAACTTAAGACTATCAACTACAATAGCGACCTAAGAAAATTTCTCAAGAACATAGAAGATCAGGTAGCAGAATTAAGTAGCGCAGAGGTTGTAGCCCGGCAATCTCACAAGTCTAGTCTAGTAGAACGACCTTTAGAAAATCTACATAAATCCATAGACTATTTGGAAAAACTGATACTTATCGCTAAGTTATCAGAGTAAAAACCCTATATAAATCAACAACTTACGATGCCTTAAAAAAGGCTTGACATTTGCATCGATTGGGTTCATAATATACATATAGTCGATTCACGGAGCAATAAATGGCTAAGACGATCAGTATCAAAGTTTTCGCAGACCCGGGCCATGCTTGGGCACGTTTCCCAAAATCACGCCTTACTACACTTGGTATCGCGGATAAGATTTCAACATATAGTTATCAAAATGGGTCAAATGCTTTCCTCGAGGAAGACTGTGACCTCTCAATATTGATTACTGCATTGCGTGATCGTGGCTATGAAATCAAGTTTAACGAAAGCCATACAAATCGGCAAAGTAAAATTCGTAGTTATGACTACTACAAGGCTTGACATTTGTTTTTCAATCGTGTAAGATACACATATTGTTTATTTAAGGAGACTCTCACATGGCTATTTCTGACAATCTGACAGTAACATCTGTTCAAGCCCGCAAGGCAATTCTCAAAGCGTTTAAATCTAAGCGCCCGATCTTTCTTTGGGGGCCGCCCGGCATCGGTAAAAGTGAAGTTGTTCAAGATATCACTACTGAACTAGGCGGTCTTATGATCGACTTGCGCATGGCGCAGATGGAACCTACTGACTTGCGAGGTATCCCATACTATAATAAAGAAAGCAATCGCATGGAGTGGGCTCCCCCGGTCGATCTTCCCGATCAGGCACTTGCTGATCAGTACCCGATCATCGTGTTGTTCCTCGATGAGATGAATAGTGCGGCACCTGCTGTACAGGCAGCAGGTTATCAGTTGACACTTAATCGTGCTGTAGGCAAGTACAAGTTGCCCGATAACGTTGTTATCGTTGCCGCAGGTAATCGTGAAAGTGATAAAGGTGTCACGTATCGCATGCCGATGCCCCTCGCTAATCGTTTCATTCACTTGGAAATGCGAGCCGACTTTACATCATGGCAGAACTGGGCTGTTATCAATGGCATCAATACTGACGTTGTTGGTTACTTGTCGTTTGCTAAGAATGACTTGTACGACTTTGATAACAAATCGTCTAGCCGAGCATTCGCTACGCCCCGTAGTTGGACATTCGTTAGCGAACTGCTTGATGATGAAGAAGATATCGATAACGATACCATGTTCAATCTAATCGCAGGTGCTGTAGGCGAGGGTCTTGCAGTCAAATTTATGGCGCATCGCAAGATTGCAGGTAAACTGCCCAACCCGACTGACATTCTTAACGGCAAGGTAAAGGACCTCGCTGTCAAAGAAATCTCGGCGATGTATTCGTTGACTACTAGTATGTGCTACGAACTGCGTGATGCTGTTGAGAACAAGGTGGACAACAAAAAGTTCCACGAAATGGCTAGCAACTTCTTCACGTACATGATGGCAAACTTTGAAACTGAGTTGGTCGTCATGGGTGCTAAGATCGCATTGAAGACTTTCAAGTTGCCGATCGAACCTAGTCAGTTGAAGAACTTCAACGAGTTTCATCAGAAGTACGGTAAGTATATCGTAGATAGCGGTAACTGATAAACTTTAAATCCTACCCGGTAGATGCTAAGTAATGTGAGAGTCTAGCGTCTATCGGGTAGGTACCTTTTATGCTACATAAACAAATAACAAAATGGATTAAAGACTATGCCAAGAAAAATGGCATACAGTCATTAGTGGTGGGAGTGTCCGGCGGTATCGATAGTGCTGTTGTAAGCACATTGTGTGCTAATACAGGATTGATGACCCGTGTTGTGACTATGCCTATCAGGCAAAATAAAAAGACGCATGAACTTAGTTTGCGTCATTGTGAATGGTTGTTTGAGAGAACCTTCAATAGAAAGTTTGGCGCTACAATTCCCGGACCTATCATACATGTCAATTTAGACTTGACTAAGACCTTCGCGGTTTTTGAAAAGCAATTGAAACTAGCAGGACATGCCAGTGATTTGGCTTTCGCTAATAGTCGTAGCCGATTGCGTATGATGACATTATACCAGATCGCACAAAGCAACAATGGTATTGTTGTGGGTACTGGTAACAAGGTAGAAGATTTTGGTGTAGGTTTCTTTACCAAGTATGGTGATGGTGGTGTAGATATCAGTCCTATCGCAGACCTAACTAAAACTGAAGTCTGGCAAATGGGCCGTGAGTTGGGTATCATTCAGGATATCATAGATGCACCGCCCACAGATGGATTATGGGATGATGGTCGCAATGATGAGGACCAACTTGGTATGAGTTACCCAGATTTAGAAAACGCTATGCGATTAGATGAGTGGCTCAAAGAAGATGATACGCTACTGCGGCTAGCCATTTCTGATAAAGAGAAAAAACAAGTCAAAAAATACCGTGAAATACGCGCTAGGAATCTGCATAAAATGAACAGTATTCCCGTTTTCAAAAAGCCTAAATAAATCAACAACTTACGATGCCATAAAGGTGTTGACTTTTGCGTTGAAATTTCGTATAATATATACATATGATTGATAGGAGCATACATATGTCAAGCCCGCTTCCCGGTACTAAAACTAGCAAATCTAAGCGCAGTAAAAAATTCGATAAATTGATCGGTCCGACTGACCCTAAGATTGACGCGCAGGCGCGCGAGATTTTAGTGACCGCACGTATTGGTCTATTGTTGCGACATTCGTTTTTCGGCAATCTTGCAACACGTTTGCAGTTGATTAATGCCGATGACTGGTGTGCTACTGCCGCGACTGACGGTCGCAAATTCTATTACAATTCACGTTTCATCATGATGCTAAAGCCTAAGGAAGTAGAATTCCTTGTTGCGCATGAGGTGTTGCACGTTGTCTATGATCACATGGGCCGTCGAGGTGAACGTGATCCGCAAATGTTCAATATCGCAAATGACTATGCGGTCAATGCTGATTTGAAACGTCACAAAGTTGGCCAGTTCATCACTACTGTAGATTGCTTGTATGAGGCAAAGTATGATGGCAAGTCTAGCGAAGAAATCTATGATGACTTGATGCAGAATGTTCAAAAGATCAGCATGGATGATCTTGTCGAGCAATTGCTAGATGATCACCTCGACGGTGATGAAGGCGAGGGTGAAGGCGAGGGTGAAGGTGAAGGCGACAACGGCAAGAAGAAAGGCAAGCGTCCCAGCATGACACCTGAGGAGCGCGAGGCTCTCAAGCAAGAGATCAAGCAGGCTATCATCAATGCCGCTAATGGTGCTGATGCAGGTAGTCTGCCTAAGGGTGTCGAACGTCTTATCAAAGATGTCACGGCTCCTGTCATGCCCTGGCGCGAATTGATTCAGACTAATCTGACTAGTGCTATCAAGACTGACTTTAGTTTCATGCGCCCCTCGCGCAGAGGTTGGCATATGGATGCTATCATGCCTGCTATGACGCCCGGTGAAGAAATTGACGTTGATGTTTTCATTGACTTGTCGGGCAGTATCAGCACTGAGCAGGGTCGTGCTTTTATCAGCGAAGTGGCAGGAATGATGAGCGCATTCGATGGCTATCGTATCAATATCGCATGTTTCGATACTGAGGTTTACAACCCACAAACTTTCACTAGCGAGAATCTCGAAAGTGTTGATCAGTATGAATTGGTGGGCGGTGGTGGTACAGACTTTGATTCAATCTTCAACTTTTTGAAGAAAGAAGGTCGAGTGCCCAATCGATTGATCGTGTTCACAGATGGCTATCCCTATGGTAGTTGGGGTGATGCTGATTACTGTGATACGACATGGATCATTCATGGTGATCCTAATCCGAATCCCCCGTTCGGTACTTTCGCACTCTACAATGATCATAAAAAGCATTGAAGAAATAACGATCTTTGAATCGCCGGATGGTGGTAAGACTGTCTATGCTAGAAAGAGTGGCGAAACAGAAAGAACCATGATCATAGAAGATCCTGAAAGAAAGTATCGTGATCGTTGGGTAGAATGGCGTGATATACTTAGGGCTAGCGAGACTAATCCTGCATTAGCAGATCAAATAGAAAAGGCTGAAATGATATGGCGTCTAATAAAAAATCCGTGAAAAATTTCATTGCTATGTGGGACAATCAGGGCTTGGAATGTATCTTTGATGTTGATGCCGAAATGGCTCAACGCGATGCCTATGAAAAGCGTAAATTATGGAACATACTGAAGGACGAAAAAATGTTAGAATATCGTCCAAGCATTCCTTTACAAAGTATGATACTACGCGCCAAATATAACAGCCAGCGTCATTATGAAATCTATCAGTTTGTTACTGATGGATTAGATATGGATGATGTAAAATCTATGTTTGAAGATAGCCCGCAATTCATCGTAAACCATATTCGTAAGAACGGTAAAAAGATTTATAGCGACCGTTTAGAACAACATAGGGTTGTAATTACATGATGCTGATCGGTACTAGTCTTGGTGGTTGCTTGAAATCTATCATGGCGAGCGAAGTGTCCGAGGATGATGTTCTTTGCATCATTAGCAGAACTAAGTGCGGCGACCTAGAAGGACTGATGGTTGTTGTAGAAGATTACCACGGTCGTGGAAACAATCATGCTTTCATGTCCTCTAATTATGATTTTACGGGTATTGATCTGGATGAATTAAAAATGTTGGCTCACAGATTATATGAAGCCGGAAAAATACATCAGCCCAGATTGTATAATAATGATGGAGGCTTTGTGCATCCCGAACTAGTCAGAGATCAACTGTGGCTTGAGATCGCGCCTAGAGTCAATGATAATCCTGCTGTGCTAAATGCTTATAATCATTATAAGATGCTGAGGACATTAACTGATGATTGATATCAATTTACATACTTGGTTTCAAGAGAGAGAAATGGGTTTTTGCCCCAAACATTTTGTAATGGTTAATACTCCTGTTACTACTGAATCTAAGATGTGGATATTAGAAAGATTGAAGGGCAGATTTTATATTTTGGGTAGATACACTTCTTATCCTACACCAACGCAATTAAATTTACCTGCAAAGTACGCAAGAACGATATACACCATCCCAACGTTGCAACCTGATATCCCGTTTTTCGAAGATCCTGAAGAGGCTACGTTATATGAACTTACGTGGTCGTAAAATAAATTCAATGAACTATATCACTTATTAAATACAACACAACTTAGGAGAATATATATATGGCTTTTTTAAGACACATTGGTAAACATGGTGACCGTAAGGTAGCGATAGTGTTTCGTGAAGTACCCGGCGAACCGCATATGGCGCTTGTCGTATACACAGAAGTACTAGGACAGAATATCCATGATCCATTAATGGCTTGCATCGAAAGTGACATCGGTCAGAACAGCGAAGACCTTGCTCTCGCACTTAACCGTACTCACACTAAAGACGGAAACATCATACTTCAAAAATTACATGCTGAAGGAATGTTGAAGAAGATTCGTACTGAACTTGTTGTCATGACCCCACAGCCAGGCACACGAATCAAGTTAGATGAACTCAACAAGATCCTTGATGAGATGAAGCAAGGCGAAGATGCTGTCAAGAAGTTGACTGAGATGGATGCTAGCATGGGAATGCAAGATTCATTACAAGTCGCTAAACGTTTGCGCGGTGATCAACGACCCGCTCCTGCTGGTTCAGACGCGGCACTCAATGCGGCTGCGGCACTACTTGATGATAATGGACTTGCGACTAGTTTGCGCCAACAAGCAGAACGCATGGATCGTGAAGCAAAAGGCTTGATGGCTGAGTCAGCACGTTTATTGAAGGAAGCGGCTGCATTAGATCCAGTAAAAGCAGTCAAAGAATCAGCGAAATCAAAAAAGACTGCAAAGGCTGAGGTCACAACGGCGAGAAAGACAAGAGCAAAAGTAACGGTATAATTATAGATCATGTCCCCGGAATTTATTAGACAGTGGGAACATATAATCGATGATGTTGATAAGCAAAAGATACCTGTACAGTTTATATCAAAGTTGATCATTAGACTTCAAGGTAAACGTCAGCAAACTATCAACATCAAGCGGTTCCTTAATCAAGGCTTGGCTCCTGAACAAATCGAAGAAGCAGTCAGTAGAAAACTGGCTGAATACGATGACCACATCGCAAGTGTAGAATTCGTATTAAACATTGAAAGCATAGCAGAAGCAGTTCAACCTGAGACAGATAAACTTTTAAAAAATTTTAAATGAAACAGTATCACGACCTATTAGAAGATATTCTGAAAAATGGTGAGTCTAGAGATGATCGAACTGGCGTGGGCACTATTAGTGTTTTTGGTCGCCAGTTTCGTTTTGATCTTGATTCCGGTTTTCCAGCAATCACTACAAAGAAGTTGGCTTGGAAGGCTTGTGTTGGCGAGTTACTTTGGTTTCTTGAAGGTAGCAACGATGAGCGTAGACTGGCAGAGATCACGCATGGGTCGAAAGAAGGTAAAGTAACCATTTGGACACCAAATGCGTTAGCACCCTACTGGAAATCTAAAGCAAGGTTTGAAGGTGATTTAGGTCCTGTATATGGAGTGCAGTGGAGAAAGTGGGAAGGTCCTAGATGGGGTAGCCTGATTGATCAAGTATCTAATCTAGTTGATTCATTGAAGAATGATCCTAATAGCCGCCGTCATATCATAAGCGCATGGAATGTGGGCGAACTAAAGGACATGGCATTACCTCCCTGTCATGTGATGAGTCAGTATTATGTGAGCAAGGACAACAGGCTAAGTTGCCATATGTATCAGCGTAGCGTGGATGTGTTCTTGGGCTTACCGTTCAACATAGCGAGTTATGCATTATTGACACACATGTTAGCACAAGTATGTGATCTTAAGGTTGGCGAATTAATAATATCAACGGGCGATACCCATATCTATAAAGATCATGTCGAGCAGGTCAATGTGCAATTGAGCCGTGAAGAATATCCTTTACCTGCATTGTATTTGAATCCTATTGTGAAGGATATCAACAGTTTCACTATGGATGACATCAAGTTGCAAAACTATCAGAGTCATGATAGTATCAAGGCTGTGATGGCAGTATAATATGCAAGAAGTAATAGTACATCAAATAAGAATGGGTGATGTAGAAGATCCTGATCTTTTTGTCGCTGAACCCATCTGGAAGTGGCAACAATCAGATGAAGGTAAATGGATCATGGAGAAAAGCAAACAGCAACCCATGTGGAAACGCCATATAGACCCTAGTACTTATGGATATATGTATACGATACATGCATGGCTAGATGGGCAAGATTTAACATTTTGGAAATTAAAGTATGAGTGACATATTAGTGACCGGTGGCTATGGTCTTATTGGCCACAACGTAGTTAGAAGACTTAAAGATTTAAAACACCGTGTCATGGTTGTTGATACTGAAACTAATTATGGCATCATACCTCAAGATGAGATTGATTATCTCATGTTTGAGCGCAAAAAGAAGACCGGCATTGTCGAGAATGTCAAGTTCGACATCAGCGACAGGTTCTTGATGCATCAAGTCTTTAAAAGATTTCAGCCTGATATCGTCATACACATGGCAAGTTTTCCTAGACAGAAAGTTGTCAACGCTAACCCTCCGTATGGTGCTAAGGTTATGAGCGAAGGTTTGCTCAATCTATTAGAAGAAAGCAAACTAGGTTGTGTTAAGAAATTCATCTATATCAGTTCAAGTATGGTCTACGGTGACTTTACTGATGATGTGACGGAAGATGCTAATTGTAATCCTCAAGGACAATATGGCATCATGAAATTAGCAGGAGAATGGCTTGTCAAAGATTACTCGCGCCGAGGTTGTTTTAAGCATACTATCATTCGTCCTAGTGCTGTATACGGCCCACTTGACGTTGAAGATAGAGTTATTGCGAAGTTCATGCTTACAGCAATGCGCGGAGGTGTGCTTAATGTTAATGGAGCCGGAGAGACCCTCGACTTCACCTACGTTACCGATGCCGCTGACGGCATTGTTGCAGCCGCACTAAGTGAAAACACTAACAATAAAACATATAATATCACAAAGAGCCATAGCCGTACACTACTTGAGGCCGCTGAATTGGCAGTCAAGATCGTGGGTAAAGGTTCAATCAATGTGCGTGATAAGGATGCTGACTTCCCTAGTCGCGGCGCATTGAACATTGACGCTGCCAAACGTGATTTTGGTTATGATCCTAAAGTCGATGTAGAAGAAGGTTTTCAAAAATATTACGAGTGGCTAAATAATAGCCAGTTTTGGATTCAAAAAATTGAATGAATCGATCTTATTGCTCTCTTGCCTGGTTAGGAATCACTACTGATCCTGATGGATCATTAAGACCATGTTGCGTGAGTAGCGATAAGATACTTAAAGATGACGGTTCTACGTATAATCTAGGTGTCGATAAACTAGACACTATCTATAATAGTAATTTCTACAAAAATCTCAGGCAGAAAATGCTTGATGGGGAATATATACCTGGATGCGAGACTTGCTATAGTAACGAGAAGTACGGTAGAGAAAGTCGTAGATTAATAAACAATGATCTTTTTTCTAATCAAAATTTCACAGACACCCAAGCAGAATTAAAGATACAATATCTAGACATAAGGTTGGGCAATCAGTGCAATCTAAAATGCAGGATGTGTAGCCCTGCAAATAGTAGTATGATAGAAGAAGAATTTATTCAGAATCCTTTGCCAGTATTAGATCGCTTTTATCTCAAAAATGAGATAACCGTTAAAGATTGGTTTGAAACAGAAACATTCGATGATAACGTAAATCCACAGATAAGCAATCTAGTCACGATATACATGACGGGCGGAGAACCTACACTCATCAAAAAGAATTATGATATCATGCAACGTTTGATAGATACAGGTCAAAACAGTAAAGTGACATTGATCATCAATACTAACATGACTAATACCAATTATAAATTTTATGATCTCATTAAAAGATTCAATAAAGTAATCATACAGATGAGCATAGATGCTATTGGTGATCTGGCTACTTATATAAGATACCCAACAGAATTTAAAACGGTAGATAAGACTATCAATGATCTGTTATCGTTGGGTAACAATATCACGTTACGTGCAGGGCCTGTCATACAAGTATTGAATCTCAATAAGTTAGTAGATATGTTTGAATATTTTGAATCATTCAACAGGAAACATAAAAAACAAGTTATCGACATAAGACCTGGATTCGTGTTCATGCCTGAATACAACAATATCGTGTATCTGCCTAAAGAATATAAGATAGAATGCTATAGAAAAGTTTATATGTGGATGTTGGAGAAGTGTCAATATCAATCACAGCAGTTCAAGAATACTATCAATGCATTGAAGGGCAAATGCTATGAAGATAGTTTAGATGTTTCAAAAATAAAAGATTTTTTAGAATTCAACACCGCACTAGATAATATAAGAAACATGTCTTTAGAAAATAATAATATAGAATTATATGAGGCTATAAAACACTATGCATAACATACCTCATTTTGGATTGGCCAGACAATATCGCAATATCAGAAATGAGTTGCTTGATGCTACTGATCAAGTATTGAAATCCGGAGAATTGATGAATGGTCAATTCACAAGTAAATTTGAAACTTGGTTGGCTATGAAAACACAAACTTCATATGCATTGACGGTCCATAGCGGTACACAAGCATTAGAGATCATAGCAAGATTTCATCTTGAACCCTATAAAACGATGTTTGATATAACTCCTAAAGTAAAGATTCCTAATATAAGTTATATCGCAACATTGAATGCATTCGTGAACGCAGGTTGGGAGATAGAGTTAGTAGATACAGATAAAAATGGCTTGATAAAACATAAAGAAGATGAACTTGATGATGTAGTAAATTCTGTCTGCTTAGTAGGATTGTATGGGGCTAATCCAAGTGGTAGCAGTATATTCAATTCGACAATCGTAGACGGGGCACAACATTGGTTAGTTGCTGATAACATCGGTGATGGTATGGCTATCAGTTTTGACCCTACTAAAAATCTACCCGCTAGCGGCAATGGTGGTGCTATAGTTACCAATGATAGGCAATTATGGGACTTTGCATACAGTTATCGCAGTAATGGGAAACATGAACACGAAACGCACGGAACCAATAGCAGAATGAGTGAGCAAGAATGTGCGCAGATACTTGTCAGAGCAAGGCATTTAGATAACTGGCAGTGGCGTAGGAAAGAGATACGACATTATTATCTAGACGAATTCAAAAATCTACCTTTTCATTGTTTAAGTAAAGATCATCTAGTACATGCAGATCAAAAATTTGCTATCTATACTGAAAAGCGAGACGGATTGAAAATGTATCTAGGGGATAAACAGATAGAAACAAAGATTCATTATGAAAAAGCACTAAGTGAATATCCTATCGCTAAAGATTTGTCTAAACCTGATATGTTAAGCACTAGTGTTATGTTGACGAGGGGATTATTGAGTTTACCTATATATCCTGAGTTGACAGATAGTGAAGTAGAATATGTCGCCGAACAAGTAAAGAACTTTTACAACACTATTTGTTAAGTTCGTCACTGATCTTCTTTTGTTCAATATACCACAATTGCCAGCCTTCTAATAATTTACTGCAACTATGATGCTTTGTATAGTTCTTAGTGACAGTCTTTAGGAACTCGCTGAAAACTATGCTAGGTTGATCTATAGTATCTAACGGCTCACATTTTTCCATCAATACTGCTGGCACATCGGGAAATTTCTGCTTTACCGGTACAGTAGTCGAACAGCCGGCTAGCAATAAAATGCAGAGGGTTGTGCAAAATAGCAGTAGTTTTTTACTCATTTCTTGTCCTCTGGTGGAGCCTCGTTTTTAGCAGCCATGTTATGTGCTTTGATAGCGATCTCAGGCACAGTACAAGTGTTATCAAACACTTTGACTTCTCTATCTATATATTCTATTACTTTATCGCCTTTGACCTTGATTACTTGCTTTTGAGTGATTACTTTTTCAACGATCTCTGTATTGACTACAGCCGATTTGGCCTCGGCCTCAGCGACCTTGACTTCCATCTCTTTGACCCTCAGTTCCCATTTGGCTTTTTCTGCTAATCCACCCTCTAGATAGACACCTAGAGACAACAATATTAGGCTTATTATCTGTATGGGTAGTTTGTATTTGCTTACGAACGGTATAAAACCAAGCACGAAACCCGCTATAGTTCCTACTACGCCTGCTAGGAATATGAGATGAACCACAAATTCTGGTAACCAGTTGATTATCCACATAATGATATTTATGCGATAAATACATTTAGGAGTCTAGAAATATGGCCATTCAAATTATAAATGTAGGTACATTGCCCAACGATGGTGAAGGTGATCCGTTAAGAACGGCCTTCCAAAAAATCAATAATAACTTTGCTTACCTACAGCAAACAAGCACTAATATCGCTAAAACAGTGACGTTGAATGATGCTCCTAATCAGGCAATTTTCGAATATCCAGCAGACGAATTCACTATGGGACTGTTTCAGATCAAGAGTTATCGTGACGATAATAACGACAGCCAAATGGTTTTTATCGGGGCTGAGATATATAACGATCTATCAAATGTCAAGTTTACTGTTTATGGAATAACTAACGTAGGCAATTGGTTGACTCAATATGGTATGGATGTGTCAGGTGGCAACGTTAGAATATTAGTAAGTCCTATACAGGATGAAGTCATCACGCACTTTATCAGTTATCAAATAACATATGAAGGTGATTTAGGCATGGGTGTTCCTATGATATCAGAAAATGGCAATGGATTAGTTACTGAGACCGGAAACGTGTTCATCACTACAGAAAATTAAAATGCGAGCAAGAGAATTTTTAACAGAGCAAGAACTGTCTGATGTCCATGATGGATTGGATGTCGCATTCTTGTCGCTACCGTATACGTATATGATACCTGAACTAAGCAACAGCAACTTCTATGATATCTATCGTTTCGGAGTAGCGATAGCCGCAGTTCGCGGTGAAGGTGGTAGTGAAGATAAAGTGCAGGATAAAAACAGACCTAAGTTTCGTCCTGAAAGTAAGTTAGGCAAGCATCCTACAGTAAGTAGTTTTGATCCTAATGTAGGCAAAGTCATAGATCAAGCATTAGCAAAAGTAGACAGACATGGTAAAGTAGCAGTAAGCAGTCCAGGTAGTGAAGAGATGAAAGACACTAACAAAGGCTCGCCGGTCAAAGCATTCAAAGGTTATCCAAAATGAGAGCCAGAGAATTCATAGTCGAAAAGAAAGTAGGTGATATTAGTAAAAGACATCAACAATCTACAAAAGGATTGCATGTTTTTGCTAATAGTAACTTTGACAGAACCTACGATCTCAATCGTGTCATGATGGCCGTAGCATCAACTGACGGTACATTTGTGCCCGACATTGATGGCGAAAGTTGGGCAGGTAAATTCAATACTGCACACGCATATACAGAAACCGAGTCTGACATGCTTAAACAAGCATATAAGGCCGCAGGTATAAAATATAAAGATTTAAACAGTGGTGACGACGAAAGTAAAGAATTAGATAGCACAAATATTAAAAGTCCCATAAAGCCATTCAAGGGCTATAAAAAATAATCTACTAGTATTTTGAGAATAAGTATTGTTAAATCAACATAGGATTTAACATGCAAAATTTAATCGATATCAATCAGACACTAGACCTAGTCAAACTCAAACTATACAACGAATGGTTGTATACCGCCCATATCTATGATGAGGGCGACAGCAAGATGCATGAAGGCTTGACAACCAAAGTTGTAGAGCAATACATCGACCCTTTAGAGATCCCAAAAGACGCACATATTCTAGACTTGGGTTGTGGTCCAGGCTACTTCTTAGATGAGATGAAGAAGCGAGAATATACAAATGTATTCGGAGTAACCTTGAGTCCTGGCGATATCAAGATTTGCGAAAGCAAAGGACACACGATCAAGAAATATGACTTGAGTTTTTTACCTCAGAGAGACGGGTACTATGACGAGAGTGTAGACTTTATATTCCTTCGTCACGCATTAGAGCATAGTCCATATCCTATCTTTAGTTTGATGGAATATAACCGTGTGCTTAAGCAAGGATCAAAGATTTATATTGAAGTCCCCGCACCCGACTGTGATCGCAGGCATGAGTATAATCTCAATCATTACAGTATTTTCGGTCAAAATCAATTGATCGCGTTATTGCAGAGAACAGGGTTCCGTATTGATATCTTCCAAGCAGTTGAATTTGGAATTGCTATACCTAACGTCACTAATGACGATGGTACTCCTAAAGAGTTTAAAGAAAAATACTATTGCATAGTTGCGACTAAAGACCGTCCACTAGATGTCAAATAATGTTACTACACAAGAACTAGAAAAATTTTTTAAGCACAATGACATCTCGATAACTGTAGATGTCATGGGCTTAAATTATTATCACTTGGTACTAACAGATTACACTGAACCCTATAATAGGAACGATTCTCCTAATAGAGTCTTTATATCAGATTCTATAAAAAATCAAATATCATATTATAATCTTACCGACCCTCATATCATACTAGATGGTCGGGGGAATGCCAGATATTCTGCGTCTTTATGCAGAAACATAGCATTCACATTGGGTGTATCCAAAGACAAAATCACAATATTGTCAAGCGTAGAACCTGAACTAGAATTAAAAAGAAAAATACCCGATGATTTTCACACGATTGTCGATTACGCAGGTATGTGTAATTGGCAAGGTTTCTATGACCAACTGATAGAAAATAACATAGACTGGAAAAATATATCTATAGAAAATCATTTACTCACTCTATGTAACAGACCATCGATATATAGAGCCGATTACACTAAATTCCTACTAGATGTTGCTAATGGAAAATGTACTACTAGTTTCGGTACTAGGGAGAACATTAGCAAATATGATTTTGAAAAATATAAGAAGTTGATGTCCCCATATGATTTTCCATTGGTTATTGACGGTATGGTGTCAAGATCACCCTTGAAACAGCATGTTCCTCCGGGCATGAAAATACTATCTAATCTAGCGCAGATAGTACAAGAATCATTTGAGCATAAAGAAGGTTACGTCTTTATCACGGAAAAGACATTTAAATGCTTTGCATGGCATCAGTTACCTATATTCGTGGCTACTCCTGGCCATGTGGCTAAAGTGCGAGAATTAGGATTTGACGTTTTTGATGATATATTCCAGGATCATTACTATGATAATGAAACCAATGCACATGCATATAAACTAAAGACCTTAAAGTTGGTAAAACATTTTATCGAAACATATCCTTCTATAGACGATTGTAGGAAATTACGTGAAAAATTATGGAACAGGATAGTGCATAATAATCATCTAGTAAGTAACCTAGTAGAGAAGAATAAACACGGCCCCTGCTAGCATAAAAGTACGATAAATACTCTCATACAGATAAAGTGAGTATTTTTTTATGGCCTATCCAGAACCAAGCAACGTTGCACCGTGGTATTTACGCAACATTAACCAAGCGTTAGCATTAGACGAAACGTCTATGTACGCACGGATGTACAGATTGCAATTGCACTTGCCGTAGCATATACAGCAACCAATGCAGATTTGTTGTGAAAAATGGGCCGGGAAGAACTTACTAACTAAGAATAATAAGGTGAGGGAAAATGAAGAAGTTTTTGATAATTATACCAATGATGTTATTAGCAGGTTGTGAATTTAAATACCGCTATGAATGTCAAGACCCTCAAAATTGGGGGAAAGAGATGTGCAATAATGATGTCTGCAAAGCAGAAGGTGATTGCGCAACTGATCTTTTAGGATTCACTCCTATAGTAGCCGAACAATTTAAAAAAACAAATGGCGAACCTGAAGCACCGGGATTCGCAAGAAAATTTACTAAACCTAACGAGCAGAGTATAAGTAATAATGGAGATTGCAAACCTTCTGAGAAGCCGAAGTTTAAGCCCTTTAATTCTACAGTACAACAAAATACATTTAAGAACAGTCAACAGAATAATTCGAATCCAGTGGACCCAATAAAAAGACCTAAAGCAGAAGAGATGGTAGGACAGATAGAAGAGGTTGAAAGACCACTAACTATGAATACGATTGTTGAGACCTCAGGTCACAACAGTGCAACAAAAATTAACAAATGGTAAGAGGAAATTATGTTTAGCGGAAAAAGATATACAGAAGCAGAATTACAAGCAAGAATGCGATTCATAATCGGTGTTCTTCTTGCTATGACATTGACAGGTATCGTATTTGTAGTATTATACTCATTGATCTTTGTCACACAACCATTAGGTGGTCAAGCACCAAACGATGCTGAGTTCTTTAAACTCATCACACCTATAGCAACATTCTTGACAGGTATATTGTCGGGTATCATGTTAGGTAAACCTAATTCACATGATGATCAACAAGAACAACCTGAATTAGGTCCACACAAAGAACCTATGATGTTAGATGATGACAAGGATCATATAGCATGAGTTTAAAGGCTTTACAAGAAAAAGTAGGTGTAACAGCAGATGGTGCCTGGGGTCCAGGCACTTTCAAGGCTGCTATGGCTTATTTTGAATTGAGCCCAGCAAGAGCCGCACACTTCTTTGCACAGACTGCGCATGAGAGCGGTGGATTCAAAGCGTTCAGCGAGAATCTAAATTATAACGCAGCCGGATTACGATCAATATTCGGAAAATATTTTCCTGACGATTCAATAGCAAATCGTTATGCGAGACAACCTGAGTTAATTGCTAACCGTGTATATGGTGGTCGCATGGGTAACGGTCCTGAAAGTTCAGGCGATGGTTGGTTATATCGTGGTCGAGGTGCACTACAGTTGACCGGTAAAGATAACTATTATGCCTTTGCACAATTCTGCGGCAGACCAGATGTCATGAGCAATCCTGACATTGTTGCTACAGAATTAGCATTTGAAAGCGCATTCTTTTTCTTTGAGAGAAATAAATTATGGGCTATATGTGATCAAGGCGTAAGTGATAATGCTATATTATCATTGACTAAGCGAATCAATGGTGGCACTCATGGTCTTCAAGATCGTAGCGAGAAAACAAAAAAATATTTTATGTGGACAGCAGGTGCAAGTCCTGTCGTGGCAGTTTCCGCTCCTTCAAGACAAGATGATGACGAAGAAGAAAATACTACAAGATCAGAAAAGTTTTCAGTTACGCCTGATATGCAGTTAAGTGAGCATTTCAACTTAAGAGAGTTCACACGCTCCGAGACTGCCATGCGTAAAGGAATAGATAACACACCGGGACCAGTACATGCAAAAAATTTACAAAAAGTTTGTGAGAAAATACTTGAACCAGTTCGTAATAACTTCGGTCGCCCTGTTCGTGTTAACAGTGGCTATCGCGGCCCCGCTCTTAATAAAGCAGTCGGCGGAAGTAGTAAATCTCAACATTGCAATGGAGAAGCAGTAGACTTTGAGATAGACGGATTGCCTAACCCGGAGTTAGCAAAGTGGGTGAGTGATAATTGTGAGTTCGATCAGATCATATTAGAGTTCTATAATCCTAAAGAAGGCCCTAACAGTGGTTGGGTACATGCTAGTTACTGTGAAGGGAACAACCGCAGACAGATATTGACTGCTGTTCAAGAAAACGGAAAAACTGTATACAAGCCGGGTTTCGTTGTATAAAATACTAAATAATAGAGAGGACAATATCATGGACATGACTCAATTAACACAAATAAGCAATTCAAGTTCGGGCGTTGACGGACATTTAGCCAGAAGAATTTTGTCCGCCATTAACGGAGTAAAGAACAACACTTTGACTATTCCTAAAGCCAGATTTCATGTGAGACAATTAATGTTTACATTTATTAAAGAAGATTTTGATAATAAAGATTATATTATTGATGCTGTAAAACATATCTTAGATAGGGAAACGAATATAAGTTCTTTATGACTTGAATAGTTCATAAATAAATTTATGAACAACGGATCAACTCTTATAAAAGATCCATATACTAAAACCGTCTTTAGTACAGATCAAGAATTAGACGATTTTGTGAAGTGCTGTGACCCTGTTACAGGGTACTTGTACTTTATGGATAACTTCTTTTACATACAACATCCTACTAGAGGTAGCATGTTGTATCATCCCTATAAGTATCAAGAACGATTGATCGATACTTATCACAAGTACAGATATAGTATAGCACTCATGCCTAGACAGAGTGGTAAGACAACAAGTGCCGCTGGATATCTGTTGTGGTATGCGATGTTTGTCCCTGACTCAACTATTCTGATTGCCGCACACAAATATGCAGGTGCGCAAGAAATCATGCAACGCATACGATATGCTTATGAAGCATGTCCTATGCATATCAAAGCAGGTGTAGCGACATACAACAAAGGATCACTATTCTTTGATAATGGTAGCCGTATCGTATCAGCCACGACAACTGAAAATACTGGTCGTGGTATGTCTATCTCATTGTTATATCTTGACGAGTTCGCATTCGTAAGACCAACAATCGCAGAACAGTTCTGGACTTCTATCACACCGACTCTAGCGACTGGTGGTAAGGCTATCATTACAAGTACCCCAAACAGTGACGAAGATCAGTTCGCATTGATATGGAAAGGTGCTAACAAGACAGAAGATGAGTTCGGCAACAAGACAGATGTAGGTGTGAACGGATTCAAATCATATAGATCATATTGGCATGAACAGCCCGGTCGTGATGAAAAGTGGGCTGAAGAGATCAAGAGCCAGTTAGGTCTTGATCGTTTCAACCGAGAGATCGGTTGTGAGTTTATTATCGCAGATGAGACATTGATCAATCCTAATACACTCATACAACTTGAAGGTGTGGAACCATTAAGTCGTATGGGACAAGTACGTTGGTACAAGAAGCCTACCAAAGGTAACATCTATGTTGTAGGATTAGATCCAAGTCTTGGTACTGGTGGTGACCCTGCTGCCATACAGATTTTTGAAGCGAACACTACTACACAGATAGGTGAGTGGAAACACAATAAGACAGAGATTCCGCAACAGATTAAACTATTAGCAGAAATCAACAAGTATATCGTAGAATGTACAGGTGAGCCTAACAACCTATACTACAGTTTGGAAAACAACAGCATAGGCGAAGCGGCATTGATATCATTAAACGAGTTCGGGGAAACCAATGTCCCGGGTATATTCTTCAGCGAATACGGTAAAAAGCGCAGGGGATTCAATACCACTCAGAAAGTCAAACTGACTGCTTGTGCCAAATTTAAGACCTTATTAGAGTCTAAAAAGATGAAAATATACAGTCGCCCATTGATAAGTGAACTAAAAACGTTTGTGGCACTAGGCGGCAGTTATGCTGCCAAAGTGGGGGAAAATGATGATCTTGTCATGGCCTCACTATTGATAGTTAGAATGCTACAGCAATTACAAGAATTCCATCAGGATATCGAAGGCCATATGCGTGACCATGAGGAATTCGTGCAACCGTTGCCTTTTTTTGCTGTCATAAGTTAAACTAGAAGACTAAATATACATATGCCAGTTAATTACGATACACTAAACAGAGAATTACACGATGTCTTGCGAAGCAGGGGTTATGACCCCATAAGCCTAGATAGCAAGGGCGATCCTACAGATGATATAGAAGAATCAGATGTTTTTAGATTTACGGTTACCGGTGAAGATGGTGAAAAGATCAATGCATGGGCTACAGTAGAGGGTAACAATCTAGTATTGTATATAGATGACAAGTTTACAGAACACAAAGACTTTGAGACATTTGCGCATTTTTTAAAACGCTGGTCACAACGTAAATTATTAGGATTTGATGTTTCCAATAAAGATAGATTATTAGGGGACATGAAAAAGAGGACTGTTATGAACAAAAAAGAAAATATGTTAGAGGGCTATCACCCAATGGGTAAGAAAGCAAGTTACAGCGATAACGTGCCAGAAGTAAAAATCATATTACAACACACGCGCCAGATTGAAGAAGGTGAACAGCGTTTCCGTAACATCGCTAAGATTTTCGTTGAGAATCTAGAAGGTGAGCGTTTCCTACTACCAACTAACCGTCCTGGATTAGCAAGAGTATATGCACGCCATATCGCAGAAGGCGGCACTCCTTATGACGACAAAGGTCGTCATATCACTACATTAGTAGAAGAATATTCACAGATGGCAGGATTTGTTCGTGCCACACGTAATGGACAATTCAATGAATCAGCATTGGCATTAGTCAATGAAGGATTAAATCATTACAACACACTACGTATGACATTGCAGGGCATGGCAAGTCATCGTGGTTACAACAAGTATTTTGAAAGTTATACACCTGTACTCAATGAAGAATCAGACGATGATATTTCATTGAACGAATTGTTTGTGCAAGAGACATTAGATCCACGTATTGAAAGCGTGATGCCTATACTAAAAAGACTGTCAAAAAATGTCACAGAGATGACAGTCGTTAAAGAGTTAGACGAATGGGCAGAATCAATCACAGAAGTAGAAGATGAAACCACAAAGACATTGGCAGTACCTGCCGATGAAATGCTTGATGAAGCACCCGGTGCAGAAACATTAGCACACAATGATGATACTGAAGAAAAAAATCTTAAAGCATTTGGTTTAGCAGAAGATAGGGACGATCCAGTAGCCGGCGCAATCACTCGCAGAATACTAATGCAACGCCAAGATTTGTTACAGAAGTTCGGCCCTGTTAAAGTTATGTATGCTATTGACGATGTAGCAAATGGTGTTGGTGACGTTGACGAAATTGGTTCAAGTGATGTTAGTGGTTGGGTCAGACAGGTTGAACAATCATTAGGTGGTGTTGATGAAGGCGTAGTTGATACACTTAAAAAGGTCGGCAAGAAAGTTGCTGACTACATAGCACCCGGCGATGAAGAGTTACTAAAAGACTTACAAAAGAAAGCCGGTATCCCAAAACACGCACAACATGGTAAGCCAAGAATGGCTGTACCAAAAGATGAAGTTAGTGAAGCAGATATGGATGAAGGCATTGTTGGTAATATGATTAACAAGGCTAAAGGTATGTTCAAGAAACCGGCAACTGCACCGGCTGCACCTGCTAAGGCAGCCCCAGTAGTTCCAGATGCGGCAACTAAAGCAAGAATTGCGGCCGCACCACAAGGATATGATCCAAACACTGGTAAGCCACAAGTTGCCATGGGGTTAAGGCCGGGCGTTGTGAAAAAAGGTGGCACAATGGATATGACTAAAAAGGTTGTAGCCCCGGCAGCAAAGCCAGCGGCACCGGCCGCAGGTGATCCTGTAGATTTTTCTCCTCAAGAAATTGCACAAATGAATAAAGACCTTGTTGCAATGGATCCTAAATCATTGGCGCAAGCTGCCGCAAGAACAGACTTGGGTCCAACAGTTACGGCCGCAGTTAAAGCCGAAGTAGCAAGAAGAAAAACAGCACCCGCAGTAGCAGAAGATTTAGATGCTGACCAAAAGCGTGTAGGTCAATTAGGCCCAACTGAAAAAGTAGGACCAAAAGGCGCTGTAGGTAAATTAGTTGGCACAAGCGAAAGTCGTGAGTTTGAAGATATCAAACGTTTGGCTGGCTTGAAGTAATTCACCCAATACTCAATAAATTAATATATTTTACTCTTCAATAGGGTATAAGTATTATTGACATGTGATGACGTTAGTGTATAATGTCATCATGTGTTAGTTGTCTCCGACAACAAAACATAAAACACATTTAGGCTCAAATTAGGCATTTTTTAAAGGAGAAACAAAATGGCAAGTCTAGCAGATATCCGTGCCCGTCTCGCGGCACAAGAAAGTAAGAAAACAGGTCAGGGTCAACGCACCCAATCAGATAATGCAATCTACCCACACTGGAACATGGAAGAAGGTACAACTGCTACTATTCGCTTCCTTCCAGACGCAAACAACAGCAACACATTTTTCTGGGTAGAACGTCAGATCATCAAGTTGCCTTTCAATGGCGTGAAGGGTGATCCAAATGCAAAGCAAGTTATCGTTCAAGTCCCATGCGTAGAAATGTATGGCGACAACTGCCCGATCTTGGCAGAAGTTCGTCCTTGGTATAAAGACGATACTCTCAAAGAAATGGCAAACAAGTATTGGAAGAAGCGTAGTTATCTGTTTCAAGGTTTTGTTCGTCAGAACCCAATCGGCAATGATGCGACTCCTGCGAATCCGATTCGTAGATTCGTCATTAGCCCACAAATTTTTACTATCATCAAGTCAAGTTTGATGGATCCAGATATGGAAAACATCCCAACTGATTTCTTGAATGGTACTGATTTCAACGTTAAGAAGACCAGCAAGGGTGGTTATGCTGATTACTCTACTAGCAACTGGGCTCGCAAAGAGACTCCGTTGACTGAAGCAGAGCAGGCTGCTATCGAAGCACATGGTCTTTTCAATCTTGCTGACTTCTTGCCCAAGAAGCCAAGCGAAAGCGAACTCCGTGTCATCAAGGAAATGTTTGAGGCTTCAGTAGATGGTAAGCCTTATGACAATGACAAGTGGGGCGCATACTATCGTCCATATGGTCTTGAGGCTCCGGCTGGTGTTACTAGCGCAGAACCTCATGTTACTGAGACTACTACATTGAGTGTTTCTGCCAAGAAGCCAGTAGTTCAGGAAGATGAACCAGAAGTGAATAGTGATCCAGTAGTAGTTCCTAAGAGTACTTCTAGCGACAAGGCACAAGACATTTTAGCGATGATCCGTAGCCGTCAACAGAAGGGTTAATTTGAATCGGGGAGGGTAACTCCTCCCCGATCTTTCTTTTAGGAGAACTACCATGACACTACCAGACGAAAGATTCCGCGCACTAAAGCAAGGAAAGAAATTACTAGAAGAATTATGCGACCCGGGCAAGACGCCTAGGGTGCCGAGCATCGTCCGTGACCGTGCCCGTGGTGCATTAAGACATTTTCCAAATGACTATGAACTTGATCGTATCGCGGACAGTTGTCCAGAAATGCTTGACAAAATCGCATTTAATGATAGACTATCAAAGAGATTATGAGGATTACTAAAATGGCAAAAACAATTAAAATCAATGAGAGTTTTTCTCTCAATTATAGCAGCCGCGAAGCAGATAGCGGTGATACAGTCATGGACTGTAATAACTGTAATATCAATTTTGATAACCCCAAAGATGATAATGTTATCGTAGCACGTTTGAACACTTGGCTCAAGGCTAGCAATCGTGAAGATATTGTTGTTACGTTGAAGGGTAGTAAGTAATATGGCAAAACCATTCGATGTTAGCAAATTTCGTAAAGATATTACCAAAAGTATTGAAGGTCTCAGTATTGGTTTCAATGATCCTACTGATTGGGTCAGTACCGGTAACCACGCTCTCAATTATCTTATTAGCGGAGACTTTAACAAAGGAGTCCCACTAGGTAAGGTAACTGTATTTGCCGGCGAATC